CGAACATGGTATGCGCCCGACACAGATTTGCGAGGTCATGCACATGGTGGAAGCTATGGTGTTTATCAACAGATTTGGGTCCTTAGAGCAACATGGCGGGAGTGTGCAGAGCCCTGGTAAAGAGCACACCCACAATCTTGAAGGTAGTAGCTCCGATAGCAGTGGGAGCCTGGGCCGGATGGAAGACGTACCGTGTAGTCTCGTCCCTCCGCCGACAAGAGCAGGACTGGAAGAAGTTGGAAGGACTTGCATACTTGATCGACAATGTGGATGTCGACCTTCAGGATTGCATCGAAGTGGTCAGGCATGTGGTGCCAGTGATCACAAAGGAGGAGTCTGAAGGAGGTGCGAAGGCGGAAATACCCAAGGGTTTGCGGAAGAACAAAATCAGACGTGGCAAGAAGAAAGTATATGCCTGTTTGGTTGCAAAGACAGTTCGAGCACAATATCCAAACCTTGGGGAAGGACGGGTGGATCGGGAGATTGCGCGACGAAAGGCCACAGCTATTATGGCCGAACATGGTATGCGCCCGACACAGATTTGCGAGGTCATGCACATGGTGGAAGCTATGGTGTTCATGAAAAGCGCGGGGGAGCTGAGCTACTCAGAGCTCAAGCAGTGTTGGTGGTGGGCTTGGACCGACAGGGGTCTCAAGCCTTCCCGATCCGCCTAGAGGGGCTTGGAACGCATTCAGGGATTCACAACTAAAGTAGATTTTAGAGAGCGGCCGATCCCTGAGTTGCAAGATGAGTTCCAGGCAGCACCTAGAGGCCAAGTTACGAGGAAACTGTACCAAGTTAGAGGTCCTTGGATGCAGCGGCGCTTCCTCATTCATAATAGCAGCGTGCAAAACCTCGGCAGGGGCCTTGCGGAACGGGTGTACAGGGTAGAGCGAGACGGACAGCTCGTACTCCCCCCGCAACCGGTAGACGGCGTGTTCAGCCGGTGCAATGACTACGCGAAGCAGTTGATCCGAAAAGCAGGAGGCAGGGGTTGCATGGTCCCTATTGACCGAGCAGCCTTTCCCTTGCTGTATAAGGATAAACGGCGACGTGACATCTACACAGATGCAGTCAAAGCGCTTGAAAACGACGGTTACCAGAAAAGCCACGGGTATTTGAAGGCCTTCGTTAAGGCTGAAAAGATTGATGCAACTTCAAAACCCGACCCTGCCCCTCGAGTCATTCAGCCGAGGAGACCAGAATACAACGTGGAGTTGGGAGTAGTACTTAAGCCATTTGAGCATAGAATATACAATGCAATGGCAGATGCCCTGGGGAAAAGTACAATAGTCGCAAAGGGGGTGAACGCCCTCCAGCTTGGCGACTTGATAGCAGGCAAATGGGAGAATTTCGAAGACCCAGTAGCCATCGGATTAGATGC